CTTGCGTTTTATAATCTATGGTACAAATATGATTTTCCGGATATCTATGTGTTAGACACAAAATCGCCCCACATTTACATTTGAATTCAGTAACTCCTGAAATTACCTTTTTCTTACAAACCTTACACTTGGGCATACTATGTTATTCACTTTTATAGATCTCGATATATGAGATAGTATCTCCTTTATTATAGGTATATTTAACTACAATGTCACAATTATTATATTTTGCAAAGCTAACCACTCGATTTACATCCAAAACATTCGGATATGTGTGTAATATCATGTCTGCAAGATTACTATTAACTGGAGTAACTGGAATTTGCAGTTTTTGTATAAAAGTTGATATATAATTATACACATTGATTATAATCTTTTTATCACAATCATCTACATCAATAAAGTTATTGTACACTTTAACGTTATGTTTAGTGTGTCCTAACATATTCATACTTGCAGGTTAACCCTATACTGAAAATATTTCGGTGTCTATGAGTGAGTAATATTTACAAAATTTTATAAATATATAGTGTATATACTCAGTACTCTAAAGTATGGATAAAAAACTTATTATAGGGTTAGTAGTTTTTCTAGCTTTGGCTGGATTAACGTTTTTGTTTTATATTAAACCGACTTATTTGGATAAAAAGGACGAATCCGAATCTACCGACGATAAGGCAGATGAAGGTGGTGGTGCCGACGGTGACGGAGGTAGTGTAGAAGAGTGTTCCAGAAATACAGATTGTCAAACTTCAGAATATTGTTCAGATGGTAAATGTATTCCCAAACGTACCAGGGGACAGGCATGCAGTACTATCCAACCATGTGACATCGGTCTAGAATGCCGTAATTTAGTCTGTATTGACCAAGTGACTTCCGGTGGATCTAGTAGTCCTAGTTTCCCAGTTTCTGGAAGTGGTGCTACAGGACCTACCCAACCACCTAGTGGTGCTACCGGACCTAGTGGAACCAGTACCACCCCTCCTAGTGGAACTAGTACAACCCCTCCTCCGACCGGTTCCACCGGAACCGGTACTGCCGGTGATGGGTCACCTCCTCCCTCGGCGCCACCGGGACCTGTGCCGCCTGCGCCGTGCCTAGCCGATGGAAGTGGTTGCAGTGACCCTGCAGTTAAACCTACTGGATTGATCCAGTGCCAATCAACATCGAATCCGGTGTGGAATAGATATTTCTATTATCCAGAACGTGATCAGATGGTGTCGGAATATTGTATTGAAGGTGTAGATGACTGTAATAAACCTAGTTATAATTTAGAAGGTACGGATTTCTGGCATCGCCAAGATGGCATTGACACTTCTGGCACATTTTGTAAGAATTTCCCTAAAATTCTAGGCGCGTCCGAGATAGAGAAATACATCAGAATTGCCAGTCCACACGGAGGGCATCTAGTAGATTATAGCCAATATGAACCGTCTAGATACAACAACAGTAAATGGATGGTTCAAGAACAGGATCATGTCCTAGGTTCTACTAATAAAGCCGCTTCGCAATGGGAGGTAATTGACGCAGGTAGCAAGGCCATATATCTCCGCAATGTCCAAACCAAACGTTATATGTATCACACCAAAGACCCCAGTAATACTCTTATTATGGACACCTCCAGTTCGGCTAATACCAAGTTCTTTATGGAAGTTCATGGTAGTAAACACGCGTTGCGTATCATAGGCCCCACGGAAAACCGTTATGTAAGCGCCAGCCGTGATTTCAGCCCTTTCCGTGTGGTTTCCAGGCCTAATCTAGGTGATTGGGAGAAATTCAGTATATCCAAGGCTACTATTTCAACTGCTAGTTCTAGTGGCAGTTTTTCCGGCACTGCTGGTCGATGTTGTTGGAATCGTGCGATTCAGGAATGTTCCACTGATGCTGATTGTGATACCGGCGGTGAAGGTTGCCGGGTAAGCGGTACTCCCACCGCCGCTTTTGGTGCATTTGAGTGTAATACTTGTGAATCTCAAGGACTGGTTTATGATAGAAATACCTTCCAGTGTGTTAACCCGTCTTCGGCTGCTGCCAATCAAGCTCTTGAAGCCATTAAAACCGCATGTACTGTGAATGGTGGAATTATAGATCCGCAAGGTGCCGGATGTATCGCTGGCGCTTCGCAACTCCCTAAAATTATTCAAATTAAGAGTCCCCAGAGTGGATTTATTGTGGATAACGGCAATTCCGATTGGTTGGTTCAAACAACTAATACCAGTCTACTACCTGCTTCCAAATGGAATGTGATCGATGCAGGTAATAACCAGGTATATCTCCAAAATGCATCTACTAAAAAATATGCTAATATGTACATGAAACTTGGCGATAAAATTCTTGTTCGGGCCAGCAGTTCTCTCAAGACTCCATTTAAATTTGTCATACAATCCAAAGGTGTATACTCTATCATGGATCCTAGTAAGAATTACTGGCGCGCTAGTCGTGATTTCAGCCCATTCCGTGTAGATAGTGCCACTAGTGTCGGCGCTTGGGAGAAATTCGAAGTAGTTAGTTCTAGCAACGCTAATTCCGTCTTGGGTAACAATTTATTCTGTTGCTGGAATCGTGCTATCCAAGAATGTTCTACTTCGTCAGAGTGTGACCCTGGTGGAGAAGGTTGCCGTTTAACTGGTACCCCTACTGCTGCTTTCGGCAATTTTTCTTGTAACACATGTGCATCTCAAGGAAAAGTATATGACCCTATTAGTGCTACATGTAAATAAGTCCCGATTTTAAAAAAGCTGACCAAAACCCGCTTTTAAAAAAGCGGACCAAAACCCACTTTTAAAAAAGCGGACCAAAACTAAATATAACTATATTCTAAAATGTATGATTTATACATTTTATATAAAGTGTATCTCAGAAAAATAAAGAAAAACACTTGACTATCATTCCATATGTGTGCACACCTGTCACAAATGTGTGCACAAAAAAAACTCAAAAAAGTGTCACCCACACATTAGTGTGTGCACGATTTTGTTCCATTTTTGAAATCTCACTTTTGGATTTTGAAAATCTCTTAGTGTAAAAATAAAAATGGAACAAAATCGTGCACGAATTTATTTCACTTTTTTGCGTTTTTTGTGTGCACACATTTGTGACAGGTGTGCACACATATGGAATGATAGTCAAGTGTTTTTTACTTTTTACAGTATATTAAAACTCATTATATAATGTATCGTATAAAATCATAAAAAGTGAAAAAAAACACTTAAGAAACACATTATCACAAATCACTCAAATGTGTGCACACAAAAAACGCAAAAAAGTGTCACAAATTCGTGCACGATTTTGTTCCATTTTTGAAATCACATATTCATATTTTGAAAATCTCTGAGTGACAAAATAAAAATGGAACAAAATCGTGCACGAATTTATTTCACTTTTTTGCGTTTTTTGTGTGCACACATTTATTCCATTTGTGCACACATATGGAATGACAGTTAAGTGTTTTTCTTAAATTACAAAATATGGCATGAATCGCTTCGCTAAGCGGGGTTATTTATACTTGTATATATATATCTAGAATAAGTAGTGTTAAAACTAGTATAGTTACTCTAACTAATATAGGTATGAAAACAATTAATATTCACTTGTCAACCAGAGAATTACAGGTTGAATATGTGAAAGGGTATAATTTGATATTTAAAGAAGCGTATTCGCCATCTCTTAAGAAAAATGAAAGGTTAGCCATTGAAACATTTAAAAAAGCATACGAGCAATATAAAAGGCCATCATCCAAAAAGGATATGGTGAAATTGGTGGATAGTATTATGAAAAATATTAAAGGATTTTGTGTAGTGTGTGGAACGGATCTGCAAATACCTAGTTCAGACAGATGGTTGAGTTGTCCGATTGTAGAGTGTAAAGACAAATTCGATGAAATGGAGGTAGAAGAATTGTGTAAATATGTTAGGAAATATAGAAAAGATGCAGAGTTGTCATTACAATTTGCTGTAAGTGCCATTAAATCCACTAATGGTATTAATATATTCGACCCATTTCCATCGTATTTTCTAAAAGGTGATGCAAAAGGGCGAACCAGAGGAGAGTTGAAGAATTTGTATAATAATTCATACAATGAACAAAAAGATTTCCAAGCAGTTAAGAAAATTGCAAACCGATGGAATGTCAAAAGTCTCATCAATGATATATATCAAGCTCGAAATGATGAAAGTTTATATACTTCGCCAAATGATTCTTCGAGGTCAAAATACACCTATACAGAATACAAACTATTCAGATTTATTATTTTGTCAAACAAATCTACTCTAAAATTAGACAAGATCATTCAACATCCACAAATATCATTATATCACGTGATAAATCCGGTGGATACGGATGAAAAATTTTCAGGAGAGTATTTGTTTCATGGCAGTAATGCGTCTAACTGGTATTCGATTATGCGCAATGGCTTAAAAGTAGCTAGTGGGACTTCTGCTCAAAGAAATGGGGCTGCATATGGAAAGGGTATTTATTTATCAGACAAGTTTAGTTTGTCTGCAAGTTATTCTAATCGTTCTACGAGTTTAACCGATAGTGGATTGAATATTGCCGGTGTATATGAAGTCAGGAATGCCAAAGCTAAATATCACAAAGGTTCTAGTGTATATGTAGTACCAAATGAAAAGGATGTCCGTTTGCGATATTTATTGATGTTTTCTAAACACTCTCCAGCTGATTTAAATGATGCAGTCAATGAAAAATTCGGCACAATGATCAAACAAGAAAAGCAGGATTTCTCCAGAGCCACTAATAGCAAAAGCCAAAAGAGATTAATGGCCGAATATAAAATGTTGAATTCAGAAGGAGGTATGTTTCAAACCAATGATATAAAATGCGAATTAGTAAACGATAACATATATGATTGGAAATTGTATTTATCCAAATTTGACAAAGATTTTGACGGAAATGACATCCCGTTAACCCTGGATATGAAAAAGTATAATGTCAAAAATATTGTATTAGAGGTGATATTTCCACAGGGTTATCCTTTCGAACCACCATTTATCCGAGTGGTTTCCCCACAATTCGAATATAGAACCGGGCATATTACTCTCGGGGGATCTATTTGTATGGAAGCGCTAACCACTGGAGGATGGTCTCCTAAACCATTAGAAAACGTAATTATGGAAATTATCTCACTATTTTATGAAGGTGGTGCCAGAATCAAACCAAATGGACACAACAAATCATATAGCTTGGAAGAAGCCAAGCAAGCATTCAAACGTACTGCATTAACTTATAATTGGACACCCTAATTTTACGAAATTATAATATATAGATATTATATATTCTCACACTCACCACTCGCTTCGCCAACTCACTCGTTATACTCGTTACTCGTTATACTCGTATCGTATGAATCAAACCGAAGGAATTGTTGTAGTCTTGTTTATAATTTTGCTACTAGTTGTAGTAGTACTTTCAATGAAATCTTCTTCGAAACCCACATATGTGGTTGTTGACCCCAACTGTAAACGTCATGGCCGCATGAGTGGTCTTAATCAACGCACCGGTGTCGCTTCCCGTAAAAATATCGGGCAAGAGGCCGTATTTACTCTAGGACATCCTGCATCTCGTGGAACTGCCCAATTAGTAAACCCAACTGATAACAAGGTTGTATCACATTCTTCTGGAGGGGGTATTATTCGCCCACTTGGACCTAATCCTGATAGTGGCTCACGTAATGCCATCACTCGTCGTATTAACCCTACAGAAGTTTTAGATAGTTTCCCTTTTGCGTAAATAGTTTGTAATAAAATATATACTTAGTATATATTTGATAAGCGTAGCAATAGAGCTATGGATATAGTTAATGTAATATATTTTATAATTGGGGTAATTGGTATATTGTTATTTTTAACATATTTGCGTCAATCTCGGTGTAAAAAAGCCGTTACATTTGCCAATCCCCTAGTCAGTAATATTATAGAAGTGCCTAATTATATAGGCGAGTTGTCTGCCTAGTTTTAGGCGATATGTCTGCCTAGTTTTAGGCGTCGTTTTTTTAATTATAAAAACATCGTTTAATTATATTAAACCTAGTCGCCACTCCTTTAACGTACTCGCACTCGCTAACTCCTTTCACGTACTCGCTACGCTCGTATGGCACACAGATCAGACGAATCTCTAAATGATGACGCGTCTTACGCGTCTTATGATGACGATTCGTACGCGTCTTACGCGTCTTTTGACGCTTCGTCGTCATCTTCGGAGAATGAACCACAAGATGAATATGGAGTTAATGGATATATGAATGTGAATTTAGGGGAATTGTATAACAATCGCTATAAAATCGTCAAAAAGTTGGGTTGGGGTGTATTCTCAACTGTTTGGGCCGCCAAAGATGAAAAACGCGATAGATGGGTCGCGATCAAAATATTTAAATGTGACCCGGAATTTGATGATGTGGTTAAAACCGAAGTAGAAATCATCAAGCAACTCATGAACGCCGCTCCGGAAAACGCCAATCACACCATCAATTTATATGACATTTTCAAACATCAATCCAATTATGGTAGGCATGTCTGTCTAGTCTACGAATTATTGGGATGTCACCTGCTAAAGATTAGCCGGATTTTCAAGCATCGGAACAAAACAGTCCCGTTAAGACTTTTGCGCAAAGTCATCAGACAATGTATGGAAGCATTCTCCTACATACATTCCAAAAACATCATACACACCGATCTGAAACCAGAAAATATTCTTATTGTACCTGATGAACGGTATATTGAATTGATGTTGATGGATAACAACGAAGAAACCAAAAAGTTATTAGAAGAACATATTTATGCAATGTTCGAAGCTGGAAATGTCCAGATTAAAATTGCCGATTGGGGTAATGCCTGCTGGACGAACAAACACTTTTCGGACCAAATCCAGACATTCCAATATCAAGCACCTGAAGTCATTATAGGTTATAGATATAATACCAAGGCAGATATCTGGAGTCTAGCCTGTGTATTTTATGAATTGGCCACCAATGAATACTTATTCGATGCCCGATATGACTCGGACGACGACAGTTATAGTAGTGATGACGAGGAATATCGCAATACACATCTATTACTAGATATGAAACACGTCATCGGTGATTGTCCCAGATCATTCGCTTTAAAAGGTAATGATTCTAGATGTTATTTCAATCATAGTGGCAAACTCAGAGCCAAGGATATAGATAAATCCGACATCGGGGTCTTAGAAGCGCTGCAGAATGATTTGGACGCTTATACTGATAGCCGGCACCCCGAAGATGAGGTCAAAGATTTCGCGGAATTTCTACAGTATTTATTGGTATATGTGCCGGATAAGCGCCCTAGCGCCGAGGCCAGTCTTAAACACCCTTACTTGGCCTGATCACGTTTAATCCAATCACTGAAATCGTATTTCGGCAATTTCTTGGATGCCCCACAGGCTTTGCATATCACTGCTACACTAACTTTTTTCTTGTTTATTCTAGTCACATCATAATATGTTTCTGGAATACTGCATTCTGCACACATTACATACCTGGATATATATTGTTCCAATATATCTTCAATATCAGGTATATCGCCTTTTTTATGATTGATTACGGCTATATTATCTACCAATTTCACATTGGTATTTAGCGCCTTTTTAAGGTATTGCACCAATTCTTGCGGTGTACGTTCTAATGCCATCGCTACTTGAGCGATATTTACTAGCTTGATGAAATTTGTTTGGGTGGTTGATTCTATTACCGGTCGCGTATACCTGTAAAATGGATCGTCTGTCTTGGTTTTAGGGATAGGTATTTTTTTGGACATATCGTATAGGTGTGTGATGTGTGGTGTATTTTACATATATCTAAGAGATCTGATATTCTTGAGATATTATTGATATATACGTATATATATTAAAGTATAATTAACTTATTTATATCATATTATTTAATCTCTCATCAAAGCATATATAGACTGCTTGACTGATTGTTGGACACTTGATTTATGCACTGATTGAGTGTCGGTGTATTGTTGATCTATGCCATTAGTATTTCTCAATCTATTTATTAATCGTTGAACATTGATAGGTATATATTCAAATTCATTACCACCAATATCAAAATCACGTAAATGCCTTAATTCACAAATTTCCGGAGGAAGTGTTTGCAAGTTATTGTTATACACCCACAAACGAGTTAAATTTTTCAAAGCGTTAATTTCAGGAGGAAGTGTTTTCAAGTTATTACCGGAGACATACAAATGCGTTAAATTTTTCAAAGCGCTAATTTCAGGAGGAAGTGTTTTCAAGTTATTACGAGACACACTCAACTCTGTTAAATTTTTCAAAGCTCCAATTTCAGGAGGAAGTGTTTTCAAGTTATTACTGGAGACATACAAATACGTTAAATTTTTCAAAGCGCCAATTTCCGGAGGAAGTGTTTGCAAGTTATTACCGGAGGCATACAAATAGGTTAAATTTTTCAAAGCGCCAATTTCAGCAGGAAGTGTTTTCAAGTTATTACTCCACACAATCAATTGTGTTAAATTAGTCAAAGCGCTAATTTCCGGAGGAAGTGTTTGCAACTCGTTAGAGTGGATATACAAATGCGTTAAACTTTTCAAAGCACCAATTTCCGGAGGAAGTGTTTTCAAGTTATTGAAATACACACTCAAACGCGTTAAATTTTTCAAAGCGCCAATTTTCGGAGGAAGTGTTTTCAAGTTAGTTCTAGACACACTCAAATGCATTAAATTTTTCAAAGCGCTAATTTTCGGATGAAGTGTTTTCAAGTTATTATTAGACACGTCTAAATGCGTTACATCACTAAATTCAACATCATTAATAAATTCTAAAAATGAATAAGTTGTTGTAAATTCTCTGTCATCATTTAATTTATAAATAATTCTCATATTAAGCCGAATTGGATTATATATTTACTTTAGAAAATCTAAAGTATAATTAACTTAATCTCTCATCAAAGAATATATAGACTGCTTGACTGATTGTTGGACACTTGATTTATGCACTGATTGTGTATCGTTATATTGTCGATCTATACCATTAGTATTTCTCAATCTATTCATTAATCGTTGGACATTAACAGGAATATATTCAAATTCATTCTCATCAGTATAAAAATAACGTAAATGCCTTAATTCACAAATTTCCGGAGGAAGTGTTTGTAAGTTATTGTTGGACACATACAAATGCGTTAAATTTTTCAAAGCGCTAATTTCAGGAGGCAGTGTTTGCAAGTTATTACTAGACACACTCAAACGCGTTAAATTAGTCAAAGCGCCAATTTCAGGAGGAAGTGTTTGCAAGTTATTGTTAGACACACTCAACTCCGTTAAATTAGTCAAAGCATCAATTTCAGCAGGAAGTGTTTGCAAGTTATTATTAGACACATTTAAATTCGATAAATTTTTCAAAGCGCCAATTTCAGCAGGAAGTGTTTTCAAGTTATTACTCGACACACTCAAACACGTTAAACTTTTCAAAGCGCCAATTTCCGGAGGCAGTGTTTGCAAGTTATTATAAGACACATACAATTCCGTTAAATTAGTCAAAGCGCCAATTTCCGGAGGAAGTGTTTGCAAGTTATTACTCCACACATTCAATTGTGTTAAATTTTTCAAAGCACCAATTTCAGGAGGAAGTGTTTGCAGGTTATTGCTGGACACATGTAAATACGTTAAATTTTTCAAAGCGCCAATTTCCTGAGGAAGTGTTTTCAAGTTATTATAAGACACATTCAAATACGTTAAATTAGTCAAAGCGCCAATTTCCGGAGGAAGCGTTTGCAAGTTATTACTAGACACATTCAAATACGTTAAATTAGTCAAAGCGCCAATTTCCGGAGGAAGTGTTTTCAATTTATTACCGGACATAATAAAATCCGTTAAATTTTTCAAAGCGCCAATTTCCGGAGGAAGTGTTTGCAAGTTATTACCGTAGGCATACAAATGCGTTAAATTTTTCAAATCACCAATTTCCGGAGGAAGTGTTTGCAAGTTATTACTAGACACACTCAAACACGTTAAACGAGTCAAAGAGCAAATTTCCGGAGGAAGTGTTTTCAAGTTATTATAAGACACATACAATTCCGTTAAATTAGTCAAAGCGCCAATTTCAGGAGGAAGCATTTGCAAGTTATTATTAGACACAAACAAATGCGTTAAACTTTTCAAAGCACCAATTTCCGGAGGAAATGTTTGCAGGTTATTGCTGGACACATGTAAATACGTTACATCACTAAAATCAACATCATTAATAAATTCTAAAAATGAATCATAAGTTGTTGTAATTTCTCTGTCATCATTTAATTTATAAATAATTCTCATATTAAGCCGACTTGGAGTATATATATTTATACTTTAGAAAATCTAAAGTATAAAGTATAAAGTATATTTAAATGATTTTTGGATTACTATTATTTGTCCTTGGTATTTTGTAGATCTTCCGAAATTTTCCTAAGCTGATCTTCTACATTATAAAATGAATGAGCATTCATCCACTCAATACAATCTGGGATAGATTCTGGGTAGGTGCCAAGATATTTGTAAAACGCATACGTTTCAACTGAAGTCTGTGGCATATCCTCAAATTCAATGAATGGTAGGATATCTCCGTAACGACTAGGACAACTAGCGTCAAGCTTTAAATTAAACTCCATGATACGTTCGCACTGGGTTGTATGATCAACAACGTAAATCTTAGGGCGATCCACGAGGTGGAAATAGATATCATAAATATAGTGCAAATACTCTTTAATACAACTCTGATCAATGATTAGATGTTTGATTTCAGGAAGTTTGAACTTATTTCTTATATATGCTCCATGAAAATCTCCAATGTGCATATCAGTATAGTAATCTCCTCTGTTGATATCTTTTTTCATTTGTTCTGAAGTATTCAACCCTTCTACATCACCCGTAGTATAAGAGTTCAATCCCATAACAGTTTCCCTATTTGGGATATATTGAGATACAGCCAGTCTACCACAACACGGATTGTATTCATTTCCTGTAAATAATACACTACCATACGTAGGGATGTCGAGTTTTTCCGGAGACATATTGTAATAGTATGTAAAAGGGTGAGCAGAAATTTTAACATTACTTACCAAAATACATCCATATTCAGGATGAATAAAGAAATTAATGTCTGCCGATTGTTTTTCAGAAGTGTCGTCAAAAGATACAATTAGTAAATTATGACCCTTTACAACCTTGAGTTGATTTTCATCATTCGGATTTACAATCAAAACTTCAATATTTGGGTTGGATTCTAGAAATTTGTTTACAATTTGCTTAGCTAAAACTGTTTTGCCGCTACCACTATCACCGTAAATGTTAATACCACAACGGGATGGTTTAAGATGGCTGATTGTTCTGGCGCATTTTAGATTGGATACTTCGGGATAATAAGGAGTCATAACGATATCGATTTAAGGTGTGGTTATTTAATACTAGTATTATAGTATTATAGCTAAATGATTTTAACTAGTTTTTGGCTTGGATGGCTTTTCACCTTGGGCAGCAACAGTTCGAATACTACGATCTAGAATCTCTATAGATTTATCAATCTCATACTGACTAATATTATATGCAGGAAGAATTCTTAATCGTTTGATATTAGGGGTATCTCCTTTGGCTGTAAGTAGTAGTAATCCACTGTTGGCGCATTCTTCCACTACCTTATCTGCCATATCTGGGGGACAAACCTCCAAGGTATGAGGGAGGCCGACATTAAAACTTAGCATCATTCCTTTGAATGGATGACTAACGTTATATACTCCAGAGATTCTCTTTAATTTATCCCCGATATATCGCCCTGTTGTTTCAACGCAATCCAAAATATTATCACGAATCATGACATCATTCGTGGCGATTGCCGCCGACAATGCTAGTAAATTTCCATGATATGTTCCACCTAGTTCATTATATGACATATGACTCGTCATTTCAGGCGTAGTCAGAATACCGGCCAAAGGCATCCCGGCACCGACCGCCTTGCCGAATACCAGAATATCCGGATACAAGTCATAATGTTCCGATGCCCACCATGTACCAGTCCGGCCATACCCAGATTGGATTTCATCGGCGATTAAAGTGAATTTACCGGTTGATTGCAAATCCTTCAACATGCTCACAAATTCTCGGTCAAGTGCTTTAACCCCACCCTCACCTTGTACCGGCTCAATCACGATAGATGATACGTGGTCTAATGTAGTCTGTTCGTTCAAAAACTTCCACAAACCATCAACAGTATTTTCTGGAAGGTTGAGGACATCAGATGCTCTAGGATAATTAGCCTTGAAACTGGCCGAACTATTACCTAGAGTGGAACAAAATAGACTCCGGCCATGAAACGCCGATTGAAGTGAGATCACCCGGCCAGGTTTACGCTTGTATGCCAGCTTTATCGCAGTTTCTACTGCACCAGTCCCAGTCGAATCCAATATGATTTCCGATAATTCCTTCAATCCCCCCGGATTTCGGTTAAGATGTAATGTATTTGTCATTTTGTGTCGGAATTCTTCAAATAGTTCATGATCGCCCAGACAGTTTTGTTGGGATAACGTAAGCTGGCTAGCTTGAGCTTGAACCGCTTGTACTACATTTGGATGGGAATGTCCTAGCGCAGATGTCGCGCCTATACCTTGTTGCATATCAATGAATTTCCTATCCATACTATCACGCAAAATAGATCCTAACCCTCTAGTCATGCGAGTTGAACATAACTTTGCTATACCGTTTTTGAAACTCATTATTTATATTGATTATGGTACTCATATTATTGGTACTAGTACTACTACTAGTAATTTTAACTACTTTTTAAGAAAAAGTAGGTCAAAAACACTATTTTAGGTTACTTTTAGCTCAAGGCTCTAATCAGATTCTCTTAAAGCTTCATCTGCTACACTCAATGCATCATTTGCTATATTTTCAACATTTTCTAACTTTTCCTGTAATTGTTTGTTTTTTTCTTGCAGCTCTCGAAGTGCGTTTTCACTGTTCTCAAGCTTTTCTAAAACTTTGTTAAGAATGTGTCCAACTACTAAATCTAAATTTGATTTTACTAAATAACCATCTTCAGTTTTTTCACACAATAATTCCATGACTTCACTGTATGTGATCGTGTTATATTTCAGTTTCATATTCCCGTATATTATATTAAAGATAAACATATCAACTTTATCAAGTAAAATTAGCTAAATTATTTATAGTGTTATTGTATACTAGTTCGCACTCACTCGCACTCCTTTCACGTACTCGCTTCGTTCGTATGGAAAATACTAGAGATTTCATAGGCACCCGACATCTAGGATCGGTATGTACCGAAGATAAAGATTGTATGTATAATCAAAACACAGATCCAGAAGGATATTGTGGAGCAGATAATAAATGTTATTTAAAATGCCCGGATACTACGAATTGGGGCACTAATTGCGTAAATCGTCGAGGTCAGGTTTTCGATAATCCGATCGTAAATTTCGGCGAAAGTTCCCATTATAACCGACCAGTTCGTCCTATATTTCAACAAAAGTGTTTCTATGGCACCAAATTAAAGGATGGTAAATGCATGGGATTAGATGCCAAAAATCCCGAATGCGGGATTTCTTATGATCCCGAATTAATCAATGAATATAACCGAAGAGAAACCGAAAATTGGGAAGAACAGTGCCGGGTTTCCGGTGTAAATCGATTCGGTGTCAGAGTAGGTGACCGGATGCACCCTGGTCGAGGTGCAAGTATTGCCGAATTACCTCCTAGACGTCAACGGGGAACTTATATTCCAGATGATCCTACTGATTATCAGTCTATTAGCCGGAATGTCGTTCCTACAAAATTCGAAATGCAGAAACGCCGAGCTGCCGCCGAGGCAATGGCCGGATTTAATCAACCCAGTTTTGCCAGCCGTGCCAAATACACTTTTACAAGTTGGTGCCGCACATCTATTTTTGCTTGGATTTTATTGTTTGTTTTATTGTGCGCTATTTTAGGAGTAGTCGCCTACGGCGTTACCAAACGTGGCTGAACGTAGTTAAATTTAATTAAATTTTAGTTAATTTTACTAGAGTGTACGTACGTATACACATGTATACATATACATATACAAACGTATACACCGTAATCGTAACAGTAATTATACTATGACTTCTAACGCAGTTTGGGCGAATATCGTCAAGAAAACGCCTACCGAAACTATCAAAACAGATATTAAGAAGGTTGAAAATTTAACTAAAGACCGGCCTCAAGGGCGTCAAATCTTGAATTGGACTTCTAATGCCAAAAAATGGAAGGCACTTACACAAAACCAACTAGGTCTCCGGGAGGTAATATCGCCTAGACCGGTAGACAAATTCACCAACAATTATAGACTATATCGGCCACATGATCCAGTATTTCATGAAACATATTATGACATTCTATCAAAAAAGGAAATGTTAGAAGAATACCTAGAAGAGTATCCAGATGATAATGTGGCTGGAAAGGAATATCATTACAACTGCAGATTGATCAATGATTATGTTTGGTTGGACTAACTTTTAGGGATATTTATAAATATATATAGTAATACTATATACATAGTATATATACGTAGTATATACTATCAATAACGTATGGGAATTATTACACGCGTTAGAAAAAAGTTAAAGGATTTCGACAACACTACCCCGTTTTTTAGTCTAGATGGTAAGGTTAAACGGTGTAAAGTGGTCGATGTGTATGATGGTGACACTGTCAAAGTAGTCTTTTATACAAAAGGAGGGTGGTATAGATGGAATATCCGGATGTATGGTTATGATGCTCCTGAAAAGAGATTACCCAAAAACAAATATACCGACGACCAAATGATATATTTAAGATCCCTCGAAAGGGATGCTACGAATTATATAAAAGAATTGATATTAGATAAGATTATATATATCAAGTGTGGTGAATTCGATAAATATGGCAGATTGTTAGGATTATTATACCTGAAAAAGAAACACGTTAAAAAAGGTTATGAAAAATCAGTAAACAAGATGATGGTAAATAAGGGGTATGGTTATGAATATTTTGGAGGAACTAAATTAGATGAACCATTTCTTAAACAAACTCTTGATCACGGACTTTGATAGCTTCACTATAAACTCCAGGGAAATACTTTTTAAGGGCAAACTCAGCATCACGAACAGAATATTTCGGTTGATGGCTCTTTCGAGTAGCCCGACGGAATACCCACATCGGTCTCGGCTTGTTCGCCGCACCGACCGTGTTAATAACGCCAGCATACTCGACTTCACCTCCAATCAACCACTTTACCAACAACAGCATCGGTTCACAAACACGTGTCTTATATACATCGCTAATGTGTATCACACATACTCCACACTCGGTTAATACACTACATGCCTTTCGGATAGATGCAAACAAAAAGTGTACAATCCACTTTTCTAGAGTAGGATAGTTGTGGATTGATTGTGTTGTGTCATCTGTATAGATCTCAAAATCGTAAAACGGTGGCGAGGTGAATACTAGATCAAAGAATACTCCTTTGGGGAGCTCAGCCTTTTCAAATGGTTCATATTGGATACACGCCTTATCCTTATAATCAAATGTTTCTAGGATTTCATAGTGGCCTTTTCGGAGATTTTGATTCGGATCATAGCCGTGATAATACTCGACATCCGCCGCGATGCACCCTAGCAAACGATCACCCCATCCAGCGCTAAAGTCCAATACCTTTTTGGCGTCGAATAACTTTACAATCGATGCAGTCAGACTAGGCTTGAATTGGGTACACTCTTTGGAAATTTTGTAAATGGATTCTCTGAGATTTTTCGGGGAACACTCCTCAAAATGAGCTCGGCAATAGTTGTATACCGCTTGGCGATACTTAGGGTCTTCCCATTCTTCCATAATACTCCGCTTAGAAGTTTGTTTGGTGGCTTTTAGCCGCTGGTCTTCAGTAAACAAATCGGCCAGGACATCCATACGTTCATAGTCTGTCGGAGATTGAACGTGAGTTAAAAATCGGGTATTGGTTAAAACACCATTATAAAAGTGATAATCATGCCAATTCAAATGAAACATTTTGGTTTGAAACCGGATGTTATTCGGGAATTTCTTATCATATGTCCATACACCAGATTTGCTTAAATCTGTTTCGGAGCATCTACTCGGTAGAACGGCTGCATATTCTTTTAGATTTTCCATCAACTCTTCGGGAGATGGCATAAAAGTCTTCTTGAACGGAAATTCTTCCATGTCTGATAATCGTAGACTGTACTTATAAGTGCTTATAAGTATACTCAAGTACCCTTCGAGTAGATATTACGCGGTTTGTACTACTAAAAATCGCTAAACTCACTAAAAGAGTCATCTGAATCTGCATAATTTACTGCTGGAGAAGCACCTAGCTCATTTAACGTTTCGGCCGTTTTCATAGCTTCCGCACAATCGGTACACACACAATCCTCCATTTCTTTCTGGGAATTCCACATATTAGAAATGATTTCATTGCACAACTTACATTCATCCCATTGGGGCTTGAAACGGATTTCAACATCTTCATTCGTAACTACATCTTCTGTAGGTAACGGAGGTTCATCGTCTTCAGATTTGGCAATAGCCTTTTGAATGCTTTCTTCTAAGAGCTTGTAAATGCTTTCCTTGTGATCGTCGTCTGACTCGCTAGACGCATCGTCCGGATCATTGAAAGACGCGTCGTCCGAGTAGCTAGGTGAGTCGTCTAAAGACTCGTCGTCACTAGACTCGTCGTCGCTAAGGCAAATTTCTGTTGGGATAGATTCTAGATCGTCCGATTCCGATTCATCAGTTTCGAAATCGCTATCTAACGCATCCGCATCGTCGCCATATTTGGCATACCATTCATTGGTAAAAGGTTCAGGAGACGACGGCGCGTCCGATGACGCGTCCGACGGCACGTCCGACAGCTCGTCGCCAAGACCCCAGGGATCAGGCAAAAACTCATCCTCGATAAGAGACTTGATATCTTTTTGATCCTCATCATCTAGACTTGCGAAATAATATGCCATCGAATCTAGAACTGTGGATTCGAGCTTGTTTTGTTCATCAAAGGATAAAATACCCTTGAGATGTCCCTTGAGAGCTAGTAGATCAATAGGGTCTTCATTATTCGAAGAAATCCATTCAAATACAGATTGCCACTCTTCGGCCTTTTTGGCAGTATCTAAGGCATTGTTCATCGCTTCTTCGACCAATTCAGTGACTACATTTTTGATGTTTTCATCATCGTCCGACTCGACCTCGACGAGATCACTTTCTACAACATCAACGTATTCTCCACAATTTAAACATTCGACCTCATTAGGACAATCTACACAATCGTCGGCATGGACACACAATTCACCGTCATGATAACATTCTGTATCCGGAACAGGCTTGGATTCATATAAAACCAAAGAACCACAGTCACTGCATTCGGCATAGGTTTCGTCAAAATCGCCGAAACGGATGTGAGAATTGATGACAACATCGTGGGGGCACTCGACAGCGCCAGCGGCACGCTTAGCCTGACGATTTTTGCGACGGGACTGTCTCTTCTTTTTACATTTGACAAATTCATCAGTGCATTCTTTGGGGCCATATCTAACAATACGGTCTAGAGTACCACCTATGGTATTTCCGATGCGGAAGTAATAAGTCATCCAACGAAGGAGATCATATAATTCGTCAATCGTGGTGCCATCAAATAAAAGATTTTTAGGGAATCCGGCTTGGCATCCAAAATAACTATTTACAAGACTAAGACGGAGGTGCTCGTTAAATCCAGTGAATGAAATCAAACCATTTGAAGACGCCTTTAGACTAAATGATCCAATTGGACTATTGTAAAAACGGGCCGAGGGGTAAGATCGGTAAAGATCCTCCTCGGTATAAGCCCGGCTCCATCGATGGGTAAAAGACATACCGTTGAAAGATTCATTTACATCGACTTTGAAATGTTGGGATTTGCGACCATCGTAATACAATGCGTCAACTACTCGGTTAATAACAGCTCCGTTAAGTTTCATATTAAAGATAATTCTTGGAAATATATTATTATTGAATAAAATATTCACAAACTCTTAAGTCATTTCAACTATTTTTTAATATGTTTTCGTAATTTTTCAAAGTCCTATCTTCCGATTCTCCTTTGAATCTTTCCAGCCCACGCAAAGTCCTGATATATATTGTGGGGAACTTTTTGACCGGATACTTTTTACATGATTCAATACCTCCATTACTACAATCAGCTGCAACAATAATGTATTTGTTTTTGTCTGCCAGCTGTTTTACTGAGGGTTCTGCTTTATGACACCACGGGCACCAATCTGCATAATAAATCAAGAAATCCACTTCAGATATATCTAGTTGTCTACCCTGATACTTGACACAAGTCTCGAAATTATTACATCCCATTTCACATTTAATAATGTTTGAATGGTTGAAAGATCCTTTTTTGGCAGCCTCACTTTTTTCTCCCTTAATTGCCTTGAGATACCCTATTTCACTACGTTCACCCTGATATTCAACCAACTTGGAGCTATCCGGATCTTTATAGTATATTGTAGGATAACCATCTACTTTAAATCCAGATGGTACATCACAACCATTGGAACAATCTACTGCTGATACCGTAATACCATTCTTAGGAGCATTTTCGGCTAGATCTGTTACACTTGGTTCAGTACGTTTACATGCCCCACACCAACTGGCATAAAATATAATGAAATCCGGGCGGTGTGTCGTTATAGACTTGCAATCTTTTCCTAGATATTTTTTGATATTTGAGTGATTGTAATGACCTTCCATATGTTAATCGTTTCAATATATATTTTCAATATATATATACCAAATATAAATAAATTTCGATTTAATTCGTGAGTTGGTTTACCAAAAATGACAATGTGCGTTCATATTCAGTATAGACCCTTTCGCCATTATATTTGCGGACATATCCCATATAACTAACGGCTATTGTTGGGTAACCTTTCACTAGACCTTTGAGTGCATCTACAATGCACTTGTTTTCTGGAGTTTTCGACAGATCCGACGCATCAATGGCTACAATAGGTATAGTTGTGCCTTTTCTATCGGCCAATTTCTTGATTTCTGGTTCGGCTTTTTGGCAATATCCACACCATTCTGCATAAAAAATGATGAAAACTACCTTGTTTTTCTTCAAAATATCCTTGAATTCTTCACAGGATTTGGGTTTGATTATATTTTTAGATTTGAAATCGTGAGGCATACGAACGAAGTGAGTAGCGAAGCGAGTAGCGAAGCGAGTACGGAGTGAGTAAACGAAACGAGCGAAGCGAGTACGTAGTGAGTACGGAGTGAAGCGAGTGAGTATACTTATTGCCAATATTTTATTATAGTCCCTTTTTTCACAAATTATTATAAATATATTATATATTAGTTTGATATACTTCATACACTTATGGATAACACTAAGAAAGCCGTTATTGGGGCTATTTCAGTCGTATTATTTTTAATTCTAGTTTTGGTGATTATTGTTCTATCCAAACCATCCAAGTCTTATAGGGTAACTCACTCTCATGATGGTTATGGTAAACATTCTCATGATGTTCATTATGATCCCGATATGAACCGTTATTACTATGATTTGGATTGTTTTGATGCACATGACGTTTATTACGTCAATACTAGTGTGCATGCAACTCAACATTCCGCTCAAAGTGAAAACGCTTATTACATGTACAAAAACGTAAACATTGGTGACACTAAATACGCTACCAAGGTCAATTCCGAATTGGAAGCTATGGCAATGTGCTCCAAGACTCATTCTCCGCAAGGATATCCTTGCATGGGTTACATGCGCGTAGATACCACCAAGGGCAGCGTCTGGTATGTTTATGATAAACGCAAGATTCTTCCTGACGTTATCATGGAACGTCCTCAGTCCAAGAACACCCGTTACACCGTTTACCTAAAGAGTAAAGAAAACATCAAGCTCCTAGATACTAACCGTCGTTTGATCCTTCCTGTTAACCCTAACGAACCTATGATCAAGAACCCGGAACCTAGCGTTGTTATGCCTCAGGCCGTCGAGATGAAGTGCCGCGAAGATTTCAGCCTCAAGAAAAAGTGCAAATGCGAAGATTGCAAAGGAGGTATTGAAGGTTGCGAACAAAACTGCCGGTGCTAAATACTACTACTTTTAAAAAAAGTAGGTTAAATTTACTAAAGTATTACTTTAGGACTTTAGTCATATACTAATACTTTAAATAGGGAATATGAGCAACAATATACCTACTCCTTATGAGATTCTTCAAAAAGATACTGTTGTAGATATGCTGATTATTCCAGATATTATAAAGAAAATCTTGAATCGTAGTCGAAGTCGGTGTATGTATGACATGTCATTTATGTTTACAGTTATGTCTACAATTGGTGAAGATAGACCTATTTCTGATAACGGTTGGTATTCAATCGATTACCTTGAAAGTGTTGTATCTAGATTGATGGAAAAGGGTTATAAGTGCGAAACTAAGAAATATATGGAAAATACCAAATATTTGATCGTTAGTTTGACTTGATTAAAGTACACTTTAATAAAGTACACTTTAATAAAAGTATAAAAGGGGTCGTGCTAAATCATACCTTAGGGTTTAGTGATTTGCAGTCATAACACTACACCTTTAGAAAAAGTGTGCTAAAACGAAGTGTATCGAGTTCCACTTACCCGAACGCGTCGTCATACATTTTATCAATGATTTCAGTATAATCCACCATAATCACACCATCGTCATATTGACTCTTGTTGATGATATTATAGTTGTGATCAATGAAATAGTATTTGTCAGGCCAGGCCTGGAAAGTGTTTTCGAACTGATTCGTTTCGAAATCATCTACAAATACATCATACGGAGGTGAATAATCCTTGACAAAATCGCGGGCAGCTTTCATCCGAGTCTCCATTGAATCATGATTTTTGGGTTGATGATCACGACCAATTGGCCATGCATCAGTGTGCGCCTCTTCGATTTGCACCAGAACGACTCGGATACCTAACTTTTCAGCCTTTTCAGCTTGTTTGAAAAGATAGTCTCTCCGAGCCACAAACGGAGGTCAGCTCATTGAAAACGCCGCGAAAATAGCATGACCACCTTCCTTGATCTTACCTATAGCCTGTGTCAAGGTTTGTTTAACACCGTCTATGGTATATAAACTGGTATTATCGCAAACATCTTTGATATTTTCGCCGATTTCCAATGGGCGTTGCTTGTAAAAAATGCACCGGTTATTGCGCATATAATGGACCGCATTAATGACATCATGATCATAATCCGTCGCCGATTTGTAATAATGCTTGAAAATACTTCTGTAATGATCTAGCGATTCGTCGTCATTTTCGAATCCAAAATTGATGAGGTTTTTGCGTTGAATATTAAGCTGCGGCATCAAACTAGTTCCACGGTAATTGAATTCGTTTTTGTGAATATCCTGGCCATATTCACTGAACCACAACTTTTCTTCCGCATTCAACATCTTTATAACTAATTGTTTATCGTCTACACATTCTGCCGTGAATGGCTTGAGTGTGCCTGTAGTAATTCTTCCCATACGAGCGTAGCGAGTGCGTAGCGAGTGCGTAGCGAGTGCGTAGCGAGTGCGTAGCGAGTGCGTAGAGAGTGCGTAGCGAGTGCGTAGCGAGTGTGTAGTGTGTATATAATAAATTTGTAAAGTATTTTTAACTTAAAAATGGTTTAAAGGTATACGCGTACTTATACGTACATATTAATTAACACTCGCTACACACTCACTACGCACTCACTACGTTCGTATGGTTTATCGATTAAATCAAGAATACGCATCTGCAGAAAAATTACGGTATATCGCCGAAAATGGTTCATACCATTTTAAAGGTTTTATGAATTATGGAGATTTTCCGCAAAATGGAGTCGATGTTTTGTGTGAAAAATGTAACAAAATCGTTACATTCCAACCCACAATTTCTATAGCTTGTGGTAAAGAGAATGAAGGAGATTTATGTTTGCAATGTTGTTCAGTTATTACTACGGAACTTTCTAATGATCGCCCAGAGCATCTAATTACGGAGATTCCTACGGAGCGTCCCGAAGAAGCTTCTAAAGTAGTAGAAGCTTCTTCAACCCAATCAGAAATTTTATTTGAGGTGTATAACCATATGAAACAAAACAAATTACTGACAGAAAACACTGAAAGTCAGATAATTCATTATGTGAAAGCCAATGGACATTTTAAAAAGTTAAAGACGCCAGTTTCTTTTAAAGACCTACTTACTAAAAACAGTAAACACATCCACAAAATTCACAAGGATTTCCTAGAGTTGCATAATAACTACCCGAGTATTGAAAAGAAAAAATATGTACCAGAAGGGATGAGCTCACAAAAATATGATAGACACGACTCATCAAGTTGGATGGCTCAGCTTAAAAATCAGAGATTGCAAAGAAAACCTCTTCCAAAAGGTGTTTGCACTAGATGCAATACATACCTTAATATCTATTGTGATAATATGTGCGGTACTATGGTTTGTGGAGAATGTGGCACTTCCTTTTATGAAAGTGGTGGACGTTTAACATATGGTCATTTCCCCACTTGCGGGATGACTTCAAAACAGCGCAGGCAATATAACAGAAAGATGGAAAGTAATATCCGCCGAGCTAATCGCCGGCGTGGTATGATGACTCGTATGGGTATTAGCATGTTTACACCTCCACCAGATTCCGAAAGTGAATCTTCTAGTGGGTTGCCCGATACCTCGGCGTCTGCTTCCGCGTCCTCGACTGCGCGCGAACCCGCGTGTAAACCCGCGTGTAAGCCCGTCGCTACACCTATAAAATTGGATCCAGAATTCGCCGATATGACTCTGATGGCTATTAATTGTTTAGACCCACCGATTGTCAATAAAAAGTATGAATACAAACTTAGCAAGCCTTATAAAGGTTTCTATAATCTAAACATTAAACAATTGTGTCTTGAAAGCGATCCATGTAAACATTATGTCGAAGAACTGAAACAAAACTTGGATGGTGCGGAAATTCTTAAAATTTTGACCGACCATTACGACGGTACTCCACATTCACACTTTTTGCAATATTCTTATAAATTGGCAGCTAAACCTAAAAACCCGGCTCGTGAGATGTTTGAAGATGACTGTTATGAACTTAAAAAACCATTCAATGGGTCCAATAAATTGTATATTTCTAAGATTGTATTATTAACCAATCCACCACAATATACAGTCAAAGGTGTAGGAAAACTTTTCGCAAAGGACATTGGTCGCATTTTTAAGAAATATAATGACGGTGTTATCCCAAAGGGCGCTCCGGGATATATTGAAGATGATGAGTTGAAATGTAGCCCAGATGATTTCCAAGAAACTAGCGATGATCCCGTAGCCAGACATTATTTTGAGAACCAACCGATTGAGGATAGTAATCCATACAGCTACATGGATCGAAGTATGTTTATCCGCCGTGATTGGTTGTCCATTTTTAATAAGATTCCATCAGATCTTCGCAAAGAAAACTTTGTTGTTGATGAAAATTCTTTTATTAAATCTTTCGACGATTCTGATGGATTACAGATCACATTTGACCTTCCAGTGGATTTGGATATACTCAATTACTATTCTCCTAAATATCAATCCCATTATCAGCTACGTAAACGGATTATTGAATTGGTAACTCCGCCTAAACCTGAAGAACCAAGAGGTGGGTTAAGAACCAGAATGATGATTGGTATGTTTCAACCCAAAAACCCGATTGAAGAAGGTAGCCGACCTAAAATCAACAACGAATACACTACATATCATTTAAAGACTCCTTATAATTCCCAAAAGACTATTACACTCAGTACATATCCATATGATGATCAGCGCGGAGAATATAAACTAAAGAGTGGTCCAAGTGTTATGGTATTAACCCGAAAACATATCCAACAAATCTTCATAGATCACAACGAAGGATGTATCCCACCTCAATTCAATGATAATCTATTTGCAGGGGTTTGTCTAGATGATTATATCTTACATCCCATGGGAAATGCCAATGAGGATTTCGTATTGATTTCTAGAAAGTGTTATACTGATTGTGAGTCTGATCAAGGTACCGAGACTGATCACTTTAAACATGATAAAAATGCCGATGTTGCACTACACAAGGTTATCACTCCGTCTACACAAACTGCTGCGTATATGACTGGCGAAGAGATTTTAATGATGTATGTAGATAATTATTTCAACAATCAATATCGCTGTAACCCGAAAATCAGAGTTGACTGTGATACTTATAATGAATACCAAAGCGTGTTGATGCAAGGATGGCGGGATTCAGTACCCAAGAGATGGCGCGAGATTAAGACTTTGCCTGATAACAAGTGTTTTGGCAATTTTAGCAAATCTACATCTAAATGGTGCCATACTGGATATCATCACGAATTCGTGTATTATAAATCGTATTATGAAGACGATGACTCAGAACCAAATATGGTTTATTATGAAATTTACGATCCTACTTATCAACGAGTGTTCAAGGCTTCTATCGATGAAATTGACTTTTTGTTTAATATACCCAACTTGGAATATACATCGGAATATATGAAGAAACTCAGAAAGTACCGATTTGAGAAAAATCTCCGAGATAGTTGGTATGCAAACGTTCGAGTTTATTTGAACAAATATTACAAGGGTTCACCTTATTTGGAAGTACACATCCCAAAGCAAACTCAATTTAAAGGGAAGTTGTCCCCGGAATTAAATGAAATTAAAAAGTTTAGAGTAGAAACTATGACTACCTCTGAAAAAGATGTGTATTTGACATACGACGATATTCGGAAAATATTAGATAATACCGATACTCCATATCCGGATTTCCTACTTTAAATAAGTAGTCGTTATAATTAAGTATATATCTTTATCCCTTACAGGGATAAAAACACTTAGCCTTATAGGCTAAGGATATATTATACTAGAGTATAATAAATATGACAGCAGAAAACATTTCAAAAATATTAGAAACTGGCAAGTATTATAGATATGCCTGGAAGCATTAGATCCTTAGCCTTAGACCTAAGTCTAAGTATTTTTATCCCTTACAGGGATAAAGAGTTATACGAAAAAGGTGCAAAGGTAGATTGTGATAAATGTCACAAAGAAATTACCGATATGCCTTGCATTGGAAACCGGTATAACATTATCCCTATAAGGGATAAAACACTTAGCCTTTGGGCTAAGGGATTGTGGTGATTTGTGTTTGAGTTGTGCAAACCGGGTATCAAACCTTAAAACGAATAAAACAGTTCAAAAAGAATCCACCGATAGCGTAAAACGTCCTACTAGAAATGGTGCAGGAATACGCCGGCGCATGCGTATTGCCCGTTTGACTAAATAGTCGGGAAAAGTAGTTTATTAAAATATACGGAGTATATATACTTCGTATACTTCGTATACTCTATATACATCGTATGACAAATCAAATAAATATAAACGACGTCCTGGAAAATGGTGAATATTACCGAAGGTCACGAATGCGTTATAACGGTTCAACCTATTCTAGCGTTGTTTGCGATAGATGTGGTAAAATAATTGGTACTGAAGAACCTTGCATCGGAAATGAATCTGGTGATTTGTGTTTGAATTGTGTAAGTATTATGGCGAATTCTTCGATTAAACCTATGACTCGTACAACTCGTATATCGAGTACGATGAGTGCTAGTACTAGTTTTATGGAAATTGATATGTTAAAACCTAGAACTAAAATGGAAATTGGTACATTAAAACCTATGACTAATATGGAGATCGGTATGTTGAAACCTGGTAAACCCAAAGATAATCCATTAAGGAATTTACCTGGTTATAAAAAGTAAATCCTACAGAGTTAAAGAGATATAAAAATGTTATTTAACATTTTTGCATCTAGAGGGTGTCGAACCCTCCCTCCGGCATTATAAGTACCGGGTCCGGAGCCGCCGATAGAAGCGTGTCTGTCAGGATGCCGAGTTTAAAAATCTCTTGGTGGCTGCAAGCATCCTTTTCCCACGATAAACCCACAGAATGCATATTCGAACCCCAGTGCTGATTCACATTCTTTCCATTAACTAATTTAGTACTAATTCCATATTTTAGAAACAAGTATCGATCTATCTTTCATCTTCTTTAAACACGAAAGTGTGATCACACACGTAGAAGTTTCTTGTCCACTCCCAGGGGTGGGGAGAAACTCCCTTAGCATTGATACTGTTTATCATTACGTTGTGCGTCTACGATCCATCCATATTTGATGTCAATCAAATGGTCGCATATGTGATGTAGCATATATATGTTCATTGTTAAAGTACTTCATCACGTACACCATAATCTTGCTAGCCATCCATATTTGAAATAATGATCGATCGCATATGCGATGTAAATATATGTTATTTTCTTAAAGTACAATCCACCGTACACCATATACCATTCGTAGATATTTCTATACTTCACACCACGCCCTTTCATGGAAAATGACTTTGACTTAATCATATTTCCCAGGGTAGAAGTTTAACGTCATTCTATCAAGACGACCCTTTCGGGTTTATTCTAAAGAATAAACTCTAAAAGTTTTTCGCTTCTGCTAGGATTCGAACCTAGGACCTTCCGATTACTTTTTTGGTACGCTTTTTCTTAAAAGCGTAGATTAACAGTCGGACGCTGCTACCGCTGAGCCACAGAAGCTAATTAGATCACAAGATACCTTTAATCAAGTTTCAAAAATAACAGATTTTAAATAGCTGCAAGTATCTTTTGAAATGGATGGAGAAGGAATCGAACCTTCAAAAGTATTTGGCGCCTTAACTTTTCCCAGACCATCCAAGTAATAACAAAGTGCCTTTGTTTAGGTTGATTTGCATCAAAAATAAAACGATCATAATAGCTGCAAGCACTTTACCGCTTTTGAAAAAGCGAACCAAAACTTTTAATTCCAATAGGAATCGAACCTATGTCTCGTAACATCCTTGTGTTACCTCAATTTGAAGGTCACGTATTTTGCCACTAAACTATGGAACTTTTTGGCCCGCTTTTTTGAAAAAGCGGATTACCCAATATGGGGCTCGAACCCATGACCTTGCGATTAAGAGTCGCACGCTCTACCAATTGAGCTAATCGGGCTAATGTAGACAAAGTACTGGAGGTTGTTTCAAAAAATAACATTTTAAATCGCTGCAAGTACTTTTCGAAGACAGTTTTAGGTCTTATCCAGGACCCTTGTTTTGATCTACTTTTTAAAAAAGTAGGGATTACCCTGTGTGGGGGTCGAACCCACGGCCTGCGCATACCCTTAACCATTCTCTTAGAAAACGGCGTTATTTAAAAGTGCGTCGCTCTACCACTGAGCTAACAGGGCCATAACAATCAAGATACTGTTAATCAAGTTTCAAAAATAACAGATTTTAAAATTGCTGCAAGTATCTTTTGGGTGATCAAAGTGAACTGATAGGCTACTATCCCTGGATAGCAACCCCTTCACTTTGATACGTACTTATATTTTATATTATTAAGTAAATTTTACCGAGTTTTCCTGATTTTTGTTTACATGCCTAAAATTCTCGATGAATTCTAAGTTTAAGGTCGTTGAACGTTATATTTCGGTGTGAATGACTGTCAGTCTCAACGTAATCAAATGCCGCAAATGCGTCAGAAGGCATCTTTGGATCTTGCATATCAATCCAAAATTTGTGAGTAGGCTTGTAATAAGTCAATATTTCACCGTCTCTGTCTTTTATACATACCTTTTCTGCCATATATCCATATGATTCTGCTTTTGCAGTTAACGGTTTTAATACCACTCCTCCACCACTATTTCCATATTTTTCGGTATACGAAGTATCTCTCAAAACATAATATGTTATAGCTGCAAGTGCAATCGTCGAGTATAATATAATTAAAGAATATTGCATGTGATATGAGCTTTAACGAATAACAAGTATATTATATTGATATAATATATCCTAATTTTTAATTACTGTTTTTTTGACGTAAATTTTCAAAAAATAGCTTAATATTGGTATGTCTCATAAGTTTCGGTTTTGGTAAAGTAACGGTAAACGTAAACCAAAAGAGGTACACCGAAACCAGCAACAGTAAAAGCAATACCGAGAGTCTTGAAAAGCTTGTGCTGATCCATGTTAAGAGGTTTGCCGGTTTTCTCAGCTTGACTCTTCATAATAGGGCGGGCGATCAATAGAGCGACACCGACGAGGCCTAGTAGGCCGAAAACAACCATAATAACTTTCATAAAATCGTTCATATGTGTATACTAGTTTATAGATAAGTTACTATTACGAAATATTATAATTTCTCAGAAAAAAGTGCTTACCTTTTGGTTTTAATCTCAAATGTATTTCTGATACAATTTGTGATACCTATTTTAGGTCTATATTGGGTGGCTCCACTAGGCGTAAGTTTCTTGGTTTGTAGTGCATGTTTATTTACAGTTTTCTTGGAAACTATAGGCATTTCTCCTTTTTCTGGAACGGGCAATCCCTGACGGATATTTAATTTACGTTCCTTGCCCCTAAGCATTTCATGTTTTTTCTCATATTCGGATTTCAATTCTTCTACACGTTTCATGGCCAGTAATACATTGGCTTGATTAATATTTATTTCATCATTGTGTTCTTTTTCTGATTTTCTCACGAGTTGATTATATTGGCCGGTTTCTTCTAGCTCATCCACTAGATATATTTTACCATTGTAAACCAATCCCTTGTGTTGATATACATTGTTATCCAGCAAAGTACACTCTGATTGATTGGACATAAAATAAGACAAATCCTCTTCACTTGTAAAATAATACGCGAATACTACATTTTTGTTTGAAGTGTGTCTGTAAAAAATTTTGAAAATATCAATAAAGTCTGACACTTTGGTAGATGTGAGCGTCTGCGCATCTGATTTATTTAAATCCAATAACTCTTGCATAACTTCTTTAAATTTATACTTGTTTTTCAATATCTCTTTAATATCTGCATCACTTGGTTGTGTGGTGGCTAATTTGGTCATACGAACGAAGTGAGTGTGTAGCGAGTGTGTAGATAGTGCGAAGTGAGTGCGAAGTGAGTGCGAAGTGAGTGTGAAGTGAGTATATATATCACCGGTATATATAAATAAGCACTCCAAAACGAAAATCACAATATCTCACCTAAAGCAGTATTAAACTTTTCGACAGAATAGTTATCTTTTACAAATTCATACGATGTGTGAGATATTTTGAGGTATTCGTCTTCAGGTTTTGAGAGATGTATCTTTAAAGTATCCACAAGATTATCAACGGTCTGGTTAAATGTAGTCGCGGCCGAAACTTTTTGAATGATTTCACTATAATCCTCTGTAAATAAACTCTCAGGTGATTCATAACCTTCGATATTAAACAATAAATCATCTCTAAATCCGATTTCACGATTTGCAGGAATATTAGACGCAATTACTGGAGTTCCATGGGCCATTGACTCCAAAATAGTAAATGAACACCCTTCGCTAATCGATGGCAATACCAAATAATCCATCATACTATAATATTTGGTTAGTGAGTGTTTTTCTTGCATACCCTTGAATACAACTTTGGATTCTAACCGCATTTTTTCGACATCAAATGCCACTTTTGACAATCCAGACCCACTACCTATAATATACAGCTTTAAGTCTTGACACCAATCTTCGGTGGGGTGCGTTTTAATTAATTTGCGGAATGCATGCACTAAGACTCTCACATTTTTATCATCGGTTACCCGGCCAATATAGGCAATCGTTTTGGTGGCATATTCCTTTTTTTCATACTTGTCAGTGGCCACACAATTCTTCAAAACTTTTATTACATCTCTTTCGGCCAATCCTTTTAGTTTATTCCGGAATTTCTGTAGAGAATGGTGATTAGTAACAATAGCCCGATATATCTCTTGGGAATACAGTTGTAACTTGCTATTGAAATAATTCCAATCAGTATGTGATACAGTAATAATCTTTTTACCGGCGGCTTTCCACAGTTTGAAAATATGCGGATTCTCTACAATAGTGACATTATTAATAATGATATAGGTGATATTATGCGTTTTAATGAAATCTTGTAATTGGACTATAGTCAGGTCTTCAATAATATCATCCTTTTCATAATGGCTTTTTCCGACCGACTCACTTTTCCGGATATTCCATATATAAACCCGGCCACGGGTCTTGAGATAATTATAGGCATGATACATCCAGGTATCGGCCCCTCCATATCCGAAAGAATTGGAGAATATAATGTAAGATGGCCCACGGTTGGCCGCCGTTACGGCCGAGGCCGCGCTAGATTTAGCCGATGGTCTGGTCGTTTTTTTATAACGGTCCAATGGATTGTTTACCCTGATAGCGCCATCGGGGTTTGCGGCATCCACTGGCGGGGCGGCTGGAGGTTTAATGCGTTTATTATATAAATTTTTGAGGCGTTGCGCTCGTTGTTCGCTGGTTAAAACGGGGGTTTGCGGTTTTTCTACGGGTGGCATACCGGATAATTCGATAGTTGGGGTAATCCCGGACGAAGGTTTGGAATAAGACTTTAGCTTTTCTAGCTGTCTTCTATTCATAGCCTGCTGATGGACTTTAGATATACATAGAAGTAATTATTCCTAAAAAACCGGGAAAACCATTTAACAGTATTTATTTATAGTGGAGTACAACCAAACAAACCACACAAAGCAATCAATGACATCCACCACCACAGTATTCCACATCCGCGACGTTCTCGAACATTGCGATTCTTGCATAGAGTTCAGTACAGCTAAGAATGGTAAAGCCGGTAAGACAGTTACCCCTTACATTCGAGCCGTCGAGCATTCACCTGGAAAGTGGCGAGTAGCCACTGCCGACGATCTTAAGAACAAACTCCAGACCGAATTGAAGCCCTATTTGGTCAAGACTCCTAAGCTTCGTCCTCCAAAGTTCGGTTTCTATTATCCTGGTCCTCCCAAGGGTGAAAGACATTACCCTTTGCCCGAATTTGTTGGTGATGCAAAGAACAAGTCTCGGCAGTTTAGCATTACTGCTAGTCTTTATGGCGTAGATGACCCGACTAATAGTAATTACGCTCGTTACAATCTTGTTCAAGATTATTACAATATGCTCGATCGTAAGGTCAAGGAATTGATCCAGTCCAACTCCAAGGCCCTCACTGGTAAGGCTACTATCAGTGATGAAGGTTTCGATCTTCTTTATAGTCCGTGTATCAAGCCAGGTAGCGAACGTGATGACGGTACTAACTGGCCTGGAACTATCAAGTTTGCCATGCCTGGTAAGGCTGCGTCAAATCCTGATGGTATTGATTTCAAGTTCCGTTTCTTTGACGGTAACACTGGCGAGGCCAAGGATCTCAGTTATCTTTACAACCCCACATCTGGATATCCCGACAGTTTTGAATTTGTACCCGTTCACTTTTACAAGCATATCTTCATCAAGGCCGGTAACACTCCATCGATGAGCAACCGTTTCGAAACTGCCCAGCTTCTCATCTACAAGGAAACTCGCATTGACGAACTTGTCGTTGATGTTAACGAACCTGATGAGTCTGAATTTGACGATTACACTCCTTCTACGGGTGGTGCCTCTAAATCTGACGCCAAGCCCAAACCCGAGCCTAAGGCTGAACCAGAGGCCGAACCAGAGCCTGCTCCTGCAAAAGAACCCGCAAAGGAGAAAAAAACCAAATCAAAGACTACCAAGAGTAAGAAGAAGAAGGAACCCACTCCTCCTCCCAAGGAACCTACCCCCCCTCCACCTGAATCCGACAGCGATAGCGACAGTGATTCCAGTAGCGTAGGCGATAGTGATAGTGATTCCAACTAAGTACTTTTGAAAAAGTACGTCAAAACGTACGCCACGCGAAGCGGAGAGCGCTACACAGTGGTCAGGAATCTGCACTTGAAATCCCCTTTTTTAACGTAATATTATCTACGATAGTATTATAATAACATATGGGATTTTGTACACCGTCCAAAACAAAAGGGTTGATCAAAAAGTTGAGCTCAACTTTGGAATTTCAATCTATGCAGGTTGATAAATTAAACGATGACTTGGCCAAAATGGATTCTAAATATAAGAATCTTAAACACAAATTGAATAAAACTCGCCAAAAAACCAAGAAATTAAAGGCCAAAACTAAAGAAGTTGAATCAAAAATAGCTAGCGCTGCCGGAGACGCGGTTGAAGATGTTAAAGTCGTCGTCGAAAACGTCGTAGAAGACGCAACCGAAGACGTTAAAGACGCCGTAGAAGACGCTGCCAAAGACGTTAAAGACACCGCCGAGGAAGGCTTAAAGTCTCTCGCTAAATTTGAAGCAGGTAAAACCGAGTAAAATATTGTCTGAGTGTAAATAAAGATGTTGAATGATCTGTCGAATTCTTTAATATCCTCAATTCACACCGAATTGAATAAAGATGAGAATCAAGAAAAAATGAAAGAATGTGTGATAGACCCTTTTACAGGATATATCAGTGGCAAATTGTATCCGTATATATTGTCTTTATCCATTATCATGATTTCTCAGATTATTTTGATGATTGTGATATTACTACTGGTTATCATTAAATTCAAACGCTAATGCTTTTTTGAATTATTTTTATATTTTGTTAATAATATAAAAATATGGCTATGCATAATCGCGCTTTGATGTACGGTCTTACGACTCTAACTGCTCTCTTAACTGTTGCTTTCTGGGTAATCTATTTTGTTTACACCGCCAAGCTTGTCAAACAGGATAAATGCAAGGATACCAAGAACTTGGGTTACTGGATGATTGGTCTATCCCTCTTTGCTATTGGTTCCGTATCTCTAGTTGAACCTATTGTAAGTGGTCTCGCCATTCTTGCCTGTATGGGCCTTTATTTCTATGCTACTTCTATGTTCCTCAAGGAACGCAAGTGTCATGACACCAAGAAACAGGGTACTTTGATGCTTATTGTTGGTGTAGTTTACGTTGTAATCGCTTCCATCACTTTCGGAGTTATTCCCAAGAATCCCGATAGTAATTCTATTCAGGCCGCTATTGCCCGTGCTCGTTCGATGAGCCCCAGCGCCCGTTTTTACAGCCGTTAGGCTCGTTGAAACTGAGCCCTAGCGCCCGTTTTTACAGCCGCTAGCTACTTTTTAACAAAAAGTAGGTCAAAAACCTATTAGTTTAATATTTTCAGAAATATTATCTACTTTTATATTATAACAAATTTATTTAAACATGTCTCCTAGTGAAATGTCTCTATATGTTTTTGGCGGACTCGCCGCCGTTCTTCTAGTCGCCTACTGGGTGTTCTACTTTTTGATGGGTACCAAACTTGTCAAGGAAGATAAATGCCAGGATACCAAAAAGCTCGGCTGGGCTATGGTTATTCTAGGTGCTTTCACCATCATTTCCGTCGGTATTGTACATCCCGCCGTATCTGGTCTTTTGGCCCTCGCCGTCGCCGCCCTTTATTTCTATGTCGGTGCCATTTACGTTCGTGAAAAGCGCTGTGAAAAGACCAAGAAGATGGGTATTGCCGTTCTCACCGTTGGTGCTGTCGCTGTCGTATCTGCCGCAATTGCCGCTGGTGTCCGCAGTGGTGATTTTACCGAATCTTATGTCCGCTTTACCAAGAGTATGAACCCTGCCCGCGAAAGCATGATCCGTGATATTGAACGCGCTCTCGGCAACTAGGTCGGAAATATTAAATACTGATTATATATAGTATTGTATATATAACCTTACGTAAACCTAGGAAATATGGAACTAGAAAAGTTTGATATGCAGAAAATGAAAACCGATGCGATTGTCCTGCTTATCGGAAAACGTCGTACCGGTAAATCTGTATTGACCACCGATATCCTCTATAACCATCGGCATAAATTCCCTATATGTATTGTCATGTCTGGTACAGAAGAAAGTAATGAGCACTACAAGGAAATGATCCCCGAGTGGTTTATTTACAGTGATTTCGATTCCAAAGCCATTCAGCAGATTTTACAACGGCAAAAAGACGTAATTAACTCTAATAAGGAGAAATTGTCCAAAATATTGCGGAGAGATACCTATGAAGATATGCAAAATCGCCGGGTTTTCAAAATATTGAAACATATTTCCAAACGCTACGACATCTCACTTAAACGTCTAGTCAAGGATTATCTGCCTGGTGTCGATAAATCCCGATTGAAAAAACCCCCTAATTATAGTCAAAGTGTTCTCCAGCAATATTGCGAAGACCCCTCTTTGTTTTTATTACTTGATGATTGTATTTACGATGAGAATACCCTGAAAAAGGATATTGGTCTGAAATATATCTATTCCAATGGCCGGCATTTGAAATTGTGTTTCTTGGTCACATCCCAGTCTCCTATGGCTTTGTCCCCATTCCAACGTAATAACTGTGATTACGTGTTTGTATTCAAGGAAAATATTATGGAAAATCGTAAAAAATTGCACAAACACTATTTCGGATGTTTTCCCAGTTTCAAAGTATTCGAGGCCGTATTTGATCAATGTACTCAGAACTATGAATGCCTTGTGTTGGATAACACTACATCATCCACCAAACTCCAGGATTGTGTGTTTTGGTACAAGGCCGAATTACATGACACTTTCCGGACTTGCGCTCCTGAAATGTGGGAACGGCCTCATCTACCTGAAGTAGAAGAATGTCGCCCACTTACCCCTCCACCTGAAGAAAAGAAATCCTATAGCCGCACTAAAAAGAAAGATATGAAGGTGGTTAAAAAATCCTAAAGAATGATTCCAATAATGTAACCTCACTCAAATATGTGCACACAAAACGCAATAATGGAACAAAAGTGTGCACGAAAAAAACGCAACACTAGTGTGTCACAAAATCGTGCACGATTTTATTCCATTTTTGAAATCACCTAATCGGATTTTGAAAATCTCAGAGTGTTAAAATAAAAATGGAATAAAATCGTGCACGATTTTGTGACACTTTTTTGCGTTTTTTTCGTGCACACTTTTGTTCCATTTTTGAAATCACCTAATCGGATTTTGAAAATCTCAGAGTGTTAAAATAAAAATGGAACAAATTTGTGCACGATTTTGTGACACTTTTTTGCGTTTTTTTCGTGCACACTTTTGTTCCATTTTTGAAATCTCATATTCATATTTTGAAAATCTCAGAGTGTTAAAATAAAAATGGAACAAATTTGTGCACGATTTTGTGACACTTTTTTGCGTTTTTTTCGTGCACACTTTTATTCCATTTTTGAAATCACCTAATCGGATTTTGAAAATCTCAGAGTGTGAAAATAAAAATGGAACAAAATCGTGCACACATTTGTGTCACTTTTTTGCGTTTTTTTCGTGCACACTTTTGTTCCATTTTTGAAATCACCTAATCGGATTTTGAAAATCTCAGAGTGTAGAAATAAAAATGGAACAAATTTGTGCACGATTTTGTGACACTTTTTTGCGTTTTTTTCGTGCACACTTTTATTCCATTTTTGAAATCACCTAATCGGATTTTGAAAATCTCAGAGTGTTAAAATAAAAATGGAACAAATTTGTGCACACACTAATGTGTGGGTGACACACTAGTGTTGCGTTTTTTCGTGTACACACTTTCAGTGGGTTCCATTTTGATTGTAAATGGCACTTACACAATTTATGTAAATCATAATGTGAGTGTATAAAATTACTTATCTAGATCTACTGATATATACTATGTATAGTATATAGATGACTAATCCAGAATTAAATGATATATTGCAACTAGTGTATAATAAAAAGAATGTGTTTATTACTGGACCAGGAGGTACAGGGAAAACCACAATGATCCGTGAAATATACAAATCACTAGTCGATAACGGGGTAAAAGTGTATAATGTGGCGCCTACAGGCGCGGCGGCCGTTAATATGATCGGGGGTACTACCATACACAGTTTCATGGGTGTAGGTATAAATCTAGACAAATCTCCACCAGATAAAGTAGAACGATTTATCAAAGGTAAAATCAAAAATAGATT